ATTGCTAAGCGGTATTTGATTATACAAAATACAAAAAACTACAAAAAACGAGTAGATAAAGCCCCAGTGGATGAATTACATCATAATTTAAAATATTCCTATGATATGGATTATGATCCTATGGAAAAAGATCATCTTTCGGATTTTATGGATGAATATATAGAATACTGTACTGATAATATTTATGAGCTCTTTCCTAAAGAAAAAGATGCTATAGTAGCGGATGCTATTTTAGAATTATTTAGAAAAAGAGAAGTAATGGACATCTTTAATAAAAAAGCCCTTTATTTATGTATTAGAGAGATGGTTGATGTTAAAACACCCCATATTACTCGTATTGCTAACCAGTTAGGAAATATTTTTAAAAAACATTTTACCCATTATAAAGAATATGGGCATACAAATTTTAACTAATCCCATATTTATTAGCATGGGACAGTTAGACAAAAATGTATTTGGTAAAAAAAAATTCTCTGATATTTTAGAAGAGATTTATAATAATCAAAAAAAGAAGGAAGAACAAATTTCAACTCTTATCTCGGAGTTAAAACCCCTTATCCAAGACATTGGGGATGCTACTTTAGTTGTTCCTCTTCTTAAGGAATATTTAGAGATTTCTGTTAAAAATGATGAACAGCTTATTAAAATGGCTACAATCATTCAACGTGCTGTCCAAGGTGAGGGGGGTGATGATGGGAATTTTGGTATGACAGAAGATGAAAAACAGCAACTATTAGACGAGGTTAAAAAGTTTAACGGAGATAAGAAAAAATAATGGCTTTTAAATATGGTCCTTCAAGTATAAATACTGGGAAATCTTCTGGGGTTTCTGGGGGATCATCTGCTTTAAAAGATGTTAGAGTAAAGGATATTGTTTTAAGCCCTAATCACCCTAGATTTAATGAAGTAGGAGGATGGTCGGGATTAGGAACCATTTTTTTTGACGATGTCTCTAACCCAGGTTTAAAAAATTCTTCTAGTACTCAATTATTTGCTAAACCCTATTTTTCTAATAGTAAATTTTTCCCATTAATAAATGAAATAGTTGCTATTATTTCAGCTTTGGATCCCATTAAGGGTCAAGAAAGTAAAATAGCTAATAAAGTATTTTATTATTTTCCCCCTGTAAATTCTTGGAATAGCTCTCATCACAATGCTATTCCTGATGCTAGTATTCCTAATCCATTATCTTCAAGGAAAAGTTATGATGAAGTTTCTAGTGGGATGAAAAATCGATCTCAAAATGAATCTGATCCTATTATATTAGGTACTACTTTTAAAGAAAAAGATAACGTAACGCCTTTATTTCCCTATGAAGGAGATTATATTTTAGAAGGGAGATGGGGTAACAGTATTAGATTTGGCAGTACAGTAAATAATTTTGATATTCCTAATAATTGGTCTTCTGAAGGAAGTGAGGGAGATCCTATTACAATTTTAAGAAATGGAAACATTAACTCTAACGATGGTGGGTGGGTCCCCTCAGTAGAAAATATAAATAATGATCTTTCTTCAATTTATCTTACAAGTACCCAAAAAGTACCCTTTTTTCCTTCAAGCTTTAAAACAGATTCATTTGGTTCTGGGGATGAATCCATCCAACCCCCTTCAGAATATCAGGGTAATCAAGTAATAATCAACTCAGGTAGATTATTAATAAATGCCAAAAGTGATGGAATTTTATTAAGTTCTACAAATGTAATCCATTTAAGTGCAGGATCCTCAGTAAATTTAGATTGTGGAGATAAAATAGTTATGTCAACTAAGGAAGTTTATTTAGTAGATAGAAATGCAAAAGAAAGAGCTGTATTAGGAGATACTTTAATATTAGAACTCAAAAAACTTCTTCCCGCACTATCAGGATTAGCTAAAGCTTGCACAGTAGCTTCAGCAGGTCCTTTCCCAGTACCTTCTTTGATTAATATTGGTCCCTCTTTAGATACTGCCGTAAAAGATTTAACTACTGCTTTAAAGGGTCCTAATCCTAAAATATTATCTAATAAAGTTAAATTGAAATAATGGCCCTTTTCCCCTCAGATAGGTATACTCCTGATGCTATTTACGTATTAAGTAATGGGTATTATATTGATTTAAAAAAGAATGGACCTGAATTAGCCGCTGTAACTAAAACTCCTGAAGGAGCAGTTTGGAATGAAGGGGATCCATCTTTTGCTGCGGGGCCCCAAGTATTAGTTGAGGAAGCTATTTTAAATCTTCCTCCTGAATTTGGGAATATTGAGGTAGTTGAGATAATTCAAAAACAAACTCCACCTCCCCCACCTAAAAATATTCAATTTAATTTAAAAGGAAAAGTATTAACTGTTAAGGGGGATGCTATAATAGGAGCTACAATAAAAGCATTCTTATTCGAAAAACCACCCCCTCCAGATTCTCTTCCCCGTACTTTTACTACTGATCCCCTTCAATATCAAGATTTAACAGCAGAGATAGGGGCTGCTATATCTTTAGCTCCTATTTCTGTAGATACTAATGGTAATTTTATATTAGAATATTATGGAGAAAATGAAATTGATTTTAACCAAACTTATATAGAAGTTAAAGCTGCCAATTTTTTTCCTAAAACTATAGGACCTACTTTAACTAAAACTGGAGAAAAAAGTATAAGTACTACTACCCAATCGGAGCAATTTACAGGAAGTACTAGTGTAATTGATTCTCAAGTTTTTCAACAAGAAGATGAAAAATATAGGGCAATTATTACTCTTAAAAATAGTACTGGGGAAATTTCTAAAGGGGAAGCTATAAGTTTAAATAGAGAAACAGCTAAAAAGATAGCAAGAAGCAAAGCTGAACAAGGGTTTATTCAATTAGATAGTAAAGAAGAAAATACTATTGTTATAGATTTATATGATCTCGGAAAAATTGTACTTAAATCTGAAGAGATTGATTTAGAAGAACAAACTATTGAATTAAAATCCCAAATTCAAGAAGGAGAAAATGCTGTAATTGAAAATATAGCAAAATCTCAACTTGGATTTGAAGTTAAAATAGCTAGCTTTTTTGCTAAACAAAAAGAAAATTTAAAAGCAGTAATGCTTCCTTTTATATTGGGGATTATAGCTAGTTTTGGTCCATCTATAGTGAATAGCATACTAACTAATAAAAAAAATGCTTTAGATGATATGGTATGTCCTGATCCCGAAAAAATCAAACGGGCTATAAGGATGAGAAATAAATTAGTTAGAGATTTAAATAAAAGTTATAAAATAATAAGAACTGTATCTAAAATATTAAATGTTACTAATGCTTTATTAATAGGATTAAGAATAGGATTAAGTATTTTACAAATCCTTACTGCTATACCAACAACCCCATTTACCCCATTTGGCCTTAAAGAATTCTACTCAGGTCTAGTAGAAAAGGGATTTAAAATTTCTGAAGACAATTTAAAAAAAGCAAAAATTAATATTACAATATTAAGTATTTTAGTAGGAACTATTGGTGTAGTATTAGGAGCTATTCTAGATTTATTAAACAAATTAGACTTTATGCTTCAGTCTTGTTCTGAAGAAATAAATTCTGAAACTGGAGAACCTAATGTTTCTTTTATAGAAATAAATAATGAATTGAATACTTATATTGATTCTTCAACAAATCAAATAGAAGATATAATTGATCCTTTAACAAATAAACCTCTTCCTTATAAGGGATTTACATTTGAAATTAAAAATGACACTAGTCAAAATTTTCAATATCCTAAAAGATATGCTATTGCACGAAACATTCAAGGTATTCAAGTTCTTAGAAGTGAATCTTCTTTTGCATCAAGTCCCGAAATTTTAATAGAGGAACTTAAATTTGTAATTGACAAAGATAATTTAAGAGCAGATTAATCAAATATTTATAAACAATGAAATCAACAACATTTAAAAAATTAATTAAAGAAGCTGTAAGGGAGGTAATCCAAGAGGAATTAAAAGAGATTCTTCTTGAAGCAGTACGTGTTCCTAAACAACAAGTAGTTGAAAATGTCCAACCTCAAAAAGTAGTGGAAGGACCTGCTATGAGTTCAAATGAAAGAAGAACAGCATACCAAAATATATTAGGAGATATGCAAACTTCTTTTAAAACTCAAGATGTTGCTCAGCCTCTCCAATTAACAGGGAATATAGACACAGCATCTCCTAATGGACAACTTCCTCAAGGAAATGTTTCTATGGATCAAATAATGAATTTAATGAATAAGTAATGGCTTTTATAATCTCTAATAAATTTCCTGTAGATACCCTTCCTGATGTCGCCGTAGGAGTTTCAATACCCTTCTCAGGTAAGGCTGTATTTAACCAGACTTATATTACTAGAGATCAAGTTAAATCTAATTTAATTAATTTTTTCCTTACTAATAAAGGAGAAAGATACATGAATCCTGGATTCGGGGGGGATTTAAGGAAAATTTTATTTGAGGCTATTTCTTCTCAAACTTTAAATGAATTAGAAATGGAAATAAAAGATCAACTAGCATCTTTATTTCCTACAATAACAGTAGATACTTTAACAGTTACATCTCATCCCGACCAGCAAATAGTTCAAATAAGTTTTTCTTATAGGGTATTAAACCAACCCCTAGATGAAATTCAAATAAATTTTAACACAGATGGCGTATAATACATCAACATCAACTCAATCAAATAGTAACAATAGAGCTGAAAGAGTTATTAGGTATATAGATAAAGATTTTGATAATTTTAAAAATTCTTTAATCGAATATTCTAAAACCTATTTCCCAGATACCTATACTGATTTTAGCCCTTCATCCCCTGGGATGATGTTTATAGAAATGGCAGCTTATGTAGGAGATGTATTATCCTTCTATCAAGATAACCAAATCCAAGAAACTTTTACCCAATTTGCAAGCCAAACTTCAAATATATACCAGTTGGCTTATATGATGGGTTATA